TAGAAAAAAATCTATATATAGCTAATAAAGTAGCAAGTGGTAAGACTGTACAAAGTATAGGCGAATTAAATCAGCAGCCAGTAACAATTACTGCAAGTGGATTTAAAGTACAGATATCAATGCCACCATACTATCAATTTATTGACGAGGGAGTAAGCGGAGCTAAATACAATACTGGTATAAGTAGGTTTAAATATACTAACAAAATGCCACCTATCTCAGCTATACGCAAATTTATGCTTAACAGAGGTATAAGTAAATTTTCAGACATAAAGCCTAAAAGAAATTATTCTGGCACAAATACAAAATCTGGTAAGCGTAGAGATGCTGAGGATATAAGAAAGTCAATAGCTTTTGTTATAGCAAGAAGCATATATAATTATGGTTTGGATAAAACAGACTTTTATAGTAAAGCAATAAATGACCAAACTATACTAGATTTAGAAGCTGAATTATTAGCTGAGTTTAGAAAGTATGTTTTGAATGTAGCCCTTGAAGATTAAAAAAAAGTTTTGTATTCTAATATTTTGTATTAACTTTGTACACATAATAACAAACACAATAACAAAATGAACAACACAATTAAACAACCAAAAGAAATGACTGTAAGAGAAATTAGAGATAATTTTACGAAAGAAGATATTGAAAGTATCTTTAAACTAAATGGTCTATACATTAGAACTTGTGATGACAAAGGCGATAGTAGATATGGTATGACGAGATGTTTTAGCCCAACTGATAGATTATGGACTTTTCATAGTCACGTATTAGCTTATCATTATTTTTTAGAAATGAACTGGATATAATAAAACCTAAAACCTAAAACAAATTAACGTATGAAAAAGTGGAAGCCCCACAAGTAATACGTTTAGAAAGCCCTCAGATATGGGGGTTTTTTTATTACCCTAAATTTATCTGTCTATTTTAGTATATATAAATAGATGGCACTTACAATACAAGACCAACCGACAACCAATATACCAGAGCCTAGCTTTGCCCCTATTGAATATCTAGTCAATAGTACAAATACTTCTGAGAGTGGATTTAAGGTAATAGCAAGTTTATTTACTGACCCGACTGGAGATAATACAAAGATTGCTACTCTTCAGCTAAATACAATACCCTCTGCTACACAAGTTGTAACAGATATACAGAATATCATACAATCGTTTGTAAGCAGCGATTACTCTATTCTAACTGGAGATACTGTAGATATATCACAAAGTGCCTTAAATGACTTTAAAATAGCTTTTCAAGAGTATTATAGTGGTGCGTTACAAGGTAGTGCAGTAAGTGGCAATACTTTTGATAGCTGGAACTCGTCACCTAAGTATATTGAATGGGCAGACTTATCTGGTAGTACAAAAGACTATTATAACTGGAGTATTGAAGACGCTTCTGCTGAAACTGACAAAGAGTTTCTAAATGGATTTGAGCAAGATGCTGAGTGGTTTAATTTAGGTAAGTCTAACAACTTTTTAAAGGTAAGGTCTACACAAAAATATCAAGCGTCTTGGATTATGAGGGGAGGTCTTACTGACGCATATAAAATATACCTACAAACATTAGATAGTACATTTACAACTATTCTATCGACTACAATGACTGCTGCAAATACTGCTGGGTTATATACGCTTGATGTGGGTGCTTCTGAGATTGCTTCGCATAGTTGGGGTACAACACCAGTAATGACAAATGTAAAATATTATGCTTTAAGGATATTAAACTTTACTGAGGACGTATGGGCTACTAAAACCATAATGTTTGAAATAGATGACTGCGAAAATACCTATACAGATTATGAGCTACATTGGTTAAATAGAAAGGGTGGATATGATAGCTTTACATTTAGTGGCAAATCAAACCAGACTACAAATATTACAAAGAACTTTGCTAAATACAATACTCGCACAATAGGAGCAAGTAGCATAACTCATAATACCTATGCGCAACGTAAGAGAGCATTCCATACGTCTTTAAAAGACAATTACAGATTAAATAGTAGATTACTAAAGGACTTTGAGGTAACTGCCTTAGAGGACTTGTTTTCTTCTCCAGAGGTTTTCTGGAAAAATGGTAGCAACTTTATGGCAGTTAACGTAACTGGTAGCACATTTGAACACGCTAAAAGCGAAAATGGTCAAGTGTATAGTATGGAAGTTAGTATGGAAGTTGATAATAGCGATAAGCGACAATGGTAATAGAACATATAATTGCTGGGTATTCAATACCACATAACGAGGGTGCTGTACCTTTGACAAAGGAAGCATACGATGTAAATGACCCTCAGAAGCGTTTAACGGACTTCAGTAAGACTATTACAATACCAGAGAACAAAGTAGTTAATCAAATCTTTGAACACGCCTTTGATGTCAATATATACCTACAGACATTTAATCCTAATTTAAAAACTAGCTATCAGATAATACAAGATGGTGTTACTGCAATAGATGGTTATTGTCAATTAAAGTCTATTAAAAATGTAGATGGTTTAATTAACTACGAGATACAAGCTACTGGAAAGATTGGAGATTTATTCGAAAAGATAAGAGGCAAGTATTTAGAGGATTTAGATTTGTCTAGTTTAAACCATACTTGGAATAGAACTAACATACAAAATAGCTGGACAGCTACAATAGGTCAAGGGTACGTTTATCCTATGATTGACTTAGGTGGTAGAACAAGCTATGGTAATTGGGCTTTAGAAGATTTTAAACCAGCAATTTATGTTAAGCAATATATTGATACAATACTTACAGAGGCTGGATTTACATACGATAGTACATTTTTTAATAGTGATTTATTCAAACGACTTATTATACCCTATGGTAGTGGTAAAATCCTACTTGATAATGCAGATATATTATGTAAGGAGTTTAATGTAAAAAGGAATACCACACAGACTATACAATGTCAGAACATAAACGATATTTCTAACCTACAAAATAGTATTGTTTTATTTGATGAGGATAATAGCTTATCTGGCTATCAAAAAAGAGTTATTGCAGATGGAGGGGTAGTTGAAAGTTTAGCTTGTGCAGAAGCTGTTTTTGATTTTACAGAAGATTTTTACAATACTTGTACAGATGAGTTTGATACGGCAACTGGTAAATATGTTGCGACAGACCCTAATAAAATGTCGTTTCAAGGTCTTTTGAATTTAAACCTACTATATACAGAGTCAAGTCAAAACGAAACAGACCAATTAAACTACTTTTCACAACCTAGTCCAGATATATTGACAGATAGCTTTAGAGGTTATTTAAACGCTTATTTAGTAGAGGAATTAAATGGAGCTTATAAAATAGTTGACTCTATGAAATTCGATATTACCACAGAGCTGGAGTCTAATCCTTTAAGTGGTGTACCAGTTGGTATAACAATAGGCGACTTACCTTTTCAGACTGGACAAATAGATGTACAAGCTGGAGGAAAATACTTTTTAGCTTTTGGTGGATTAGAGGTATATGCAACACAATTACTTAATGTTAATAGTCTTGTACTCAATCGATTAATTACAAGAGTTAATAGTGCAGATTTTCAAGTATTAATACAAGCTGACTCTACATTTGCTAGCACATTTTTAGAAACAGAAATAGGTATAGGAGACACTATGCTTACCAAAGCAGTTATTCCTAAGCAAATAAAACAAACAGATTTATTAAGCAGTATTATTAAGCGTTTTAATCTTTATGTGGAATATGATGCTATTGATGCTAATAAATTAATAATAGAAACTAGAGATGGATTCCTTACAGATGAGAGAGTCAATTTAGATAGTAAAGTCGATAGGTCAAAAGATTATAAGATTGTCCCTATGGGAGCATTAAACTCAAATAGGTTTATATTCAAAGACCAATTAGACAAAGATTATCATAACGACGCTTACAATAAGGTTAATGATGAAGTTTATGGACAGTTAACTTTAAATGTAGAGAATGATTTTATAGATGCTGATAAGCAGATTACAACAATATTTGCACCTACTCCATTAGAAAGTATTCCAAATGTAGGTAGGATAATATCTTCAATGAGATTTGTTAATGAGCAAAATCAACAAGTAGATGCAACAGCTAAAATACGTCTATTATATTGGGGTGGATTATTAGACCCTAAAGACGTTTGGAGTTTTGCTGGTCAATTAACATTTACATACCCTTATGCTGGACATCTAGACAACCCCTACAACCCTACTTTTGATTTAAACTGGTTTGTGCCAAAACAACTATATTATGACTTCAGTTACGGAAATAAATTTACTCTGGCTTATAGCAATAATAATTGTTACAATATATATTGGAAAAAATATATAGAGGAGATTACTGACAAAAATAGCAAGATATTAGAGTGCTTTTTATCTCTTAGACCATACGATTATCAAGAACTTAATTTTAGAAAGAATTACTATATTGATGGCAGCTACTGGAGATTGTTAAAGGTAGAGGACTTTGACGCAATGTCTGAAGATACTACTAAATGTATGTTCTTAAAGGTAGAGCCAAAAGATGCTTTTGTACCAGAGGTAAAAAATATCAATAGAGGTAAGGACGATTTTACAGACGATACGCCAGTACCTACTGGAGATATGCTTGTAAGTCCTAATGGAAATAGTGGAACTGGACAAGATACTTTACAATTTGGAGATAGTGTTAAGGGTGGCACTCGTTCTATTGTAGCTTCAAGTAATGTTAAACAGAGCCTTAACTCTAAAAACTCTCTGATAGTGGGTAGCGATAATGTTAGTGCTATGGCGGATAATTTAGCTTTAATTAATAGCCCACTTATAGAAAGTAATAGACCAGATGAAACGTATATAAACGGATTATTTGCAGAAAAGTTAAAAACACTTGTATTGCCATTTGATGTATTAACAAACTTAGAAACAGAATTAGAAGTATTACCTCCTTTGCCAGATAATGAATTTTATGAAGTGACAAGAGGATATGTAAGGTTAAAAGGAAACGCTGCAATTGGAGGAACGCATCAAGTAGATATAGTGGAAGATGACGAAACAGAACATTTATTAGCTAAAGTACCAGCAGCTTTCTTTGGTACAGACAACAATACAGACTTATTAGAAATAGCAGCCCATAATACAACCCCTATACACTTTGGTAGTGGGCTTAAAGTAACAACCAACAATAATATGACGTTCGAGCCAGATACGTCTTTAATAATTAACTTAGTTTACAGAATAATAAAATTATAATGGCAGATAAAAGAGTAGCATTAGACTTAATAATCAATCTCCAGAAAGGAGATATGACAATAGAGGAACTTAACGAGCAGTTAGAAGAGGCTAAAAAGTTATTAGATGATATGGGCGATGATGGCAGCGATGAATTCAAAGCCTTGAGCCAAGCTGCATCTGATACAGAAAAGCAGATAGAGAATATGAATGGCGAGTTGAAAAAGACCAAAAAAGGTTTTGAAGATACAGCCGATGCACAGAAAAAAGCTGGGCAAGGTAGCAATATATTTTCTAAAGGATTAAAAGCTGTTGGGACTGGTTTAAAAGCGTTAGGTATTGGTATCGTAGTTGGTGCTATTAAGCTATTTTATGATGCTATCTCTAAAAATCAAAAGATAATGGATGCACTCAGTACAGCTTTAGGTACTGTCGGTGTATTGTTTGAGAAACTTTTTGGAGTTGTATTTAATACTTTTGAGGCTGTATCTAAAGCAAGTAATGGCTTTAGTGGATTAACTGCTGTTATGAAAGGGCTACTAACTATTGCTGTAACTCCTTTAAAACTTGCGTTTGATGCTATTGTACTAACTCTAAAACAAGCCCAGTTAGCTTGGGAGCAATCTCCTTTCGGTGGTAAAGACCAAGAAAAAATAAAACAACTCACAAAAGATGTTAAAGATACCCAAGAGTCAATCAAAAAGACAGCAGAGGAAGCAGTTAAATCTGGTAAGAGTGTAGTCGATAATATGGGCAAAGCTGTATCTGAGGTAGGTAGCGTTGTAGGTGGTGTCGTAGAGGGAGTGCAAGAGATTACCGTTAAGGGTGCTTACGAGATAGCCAAAGCAAATACAGAGCTTAAAAACTCAGCAGCGATTGCAGCAGCTCAACAAGGTTTATTAGTTGAAAAATTTGATATACAAGCAGAGAAACAAAGACAGATAAGAGACGAGGAGCGTAATAGTTTATCAGAACGTAAGAAAGCTAATGACGAGTTAGGTAAAATATTAGACGAGCAAGAAAAAGCAATGATTGCTCAAGCTGATTTGCAAGTAGCAGCAGCACAACAAGCAGTAGCTGCCAACAAAAATACTGAAACACAAACTGCATTAATAGAGGCGTTAGCAAATAAGCAAGGAGTATTAGCACAAGTAGAGGGCTTTAGGTCTGAGCAAAAGGTAAATGACTTAGCTTTAGACAGAGAACGTATGGAGATGGATAAGGCTTTAGCTCAATCTGAATCTGAATTAGCTTACCAGAGAGAATTATTTGACGCACAACAAATAGAGGATAAAGTCAAACAAGCAGAGGCTATTAGAGACTTGGAAATGGAGAGGCAAGAAGAGGAGAGAATGAGGCTTCAAGAAATAGTAGATAATGCAAAGGTAGAAACTCAAGCTAAGGTAGACGCACAAATCGAATTAGATGCTTTTTTAGAAGAGAGTAGGCAAAAGAACATAGAAGCTAACAAAGCAGTACTTGAAGCAACGGTAGCAGCAGAGAAAACTGCAAACGATAAAATAATAGATGACGAAAAGAAAAAGCAAGAAAGAAAAAAAGAACTTGCAGAAGCTGCTTTAGGTGCAATAACCAATATAGCAAACCTTCTCGCTTCTGGCAATGAGAAAGACCAGAAAAAAGCGTTTAAAATAAATAAGGCTGTTAGTATAGGTCAAGCAATACAAAATACTGCACAAGGTGTTACTAAGGCTTTTGGTCAAGGTGGTGTTGCTGGTTTTGTTACTGGTGGTTTGGTAGCTGCTGCTGGTGCTGCACAAATCGCTACAATAGCTAAAACTAAATTTCAAGGAGGAGGACAAGGAGTTGAGAAGCCTAGCACTTCACAAGTTAGTCAAGCTCTTGGTGGTGGATTAGCTGGGATACAGCCTAGAGGATTTACAAGCCCACTTACAGATACAGACGTACCGACTACAAAAGTTATTGTTACTGAAACAGATATCAGAAATGTGTCTAGAAACGTAGACGGAGTTTATAGCAGAGCAACCGTAGTACAATAGCTTGGACAAATAGTGGACTATTATATAAAAGGACTAATTACCCTTTTTTAGCAGTATAGGTATATATAAGTAGATGGACTTACCTTTTATAGAATTTAAGTTAACTGACGAGGTCGAAGGGCTTCAAGCGATAGCTTTAGTAGATAAACCAGCAATAGGGTTAAACTACCAGGCTTTTGCTCCTCACAAATTTGAGGTAATAAATGAAGATAAGCGAATTGTAATGGGTGCTGCAATGGTGCCAGATTTACCCATTTACAGAAGAGACGAGAGAGGTGAGTATTACGCTATCTTTAAAAAAGAGACTATCAAAGCACTTGTACAAAAGCTATTCAAAGAGAATAAGCATAACGTATTTAATGAAGAGCATAACGCTTTTAAAATACTTGACGGAGTTTATATATATCAGAGCTTTATAACTGATGCAGAGTTAGGCATTTCAGCCCCCTCAGGTTTTGAGAATGTAGCTGACGGTACTTGGTTTATCGCAGCTAAAGTAGAGAATGACGAAGCTTGGGCAAAGGTTAAAGAGGAAGGTATATTAAAAGGATTTAGTGTTGAGGGTGTATTTGATTTAGAGCCGTATAAATTTAAAAAGATGAATAAATTAAACTTAGAGAGTGTTATAAGCACTTTAAAATCTGTGTTCGCGGATGCTGAGGTAGAAGAAACTACGGAGGATAACTTCGCAGAAGCTACTTTAGTTGATGGAACTATCGTAAAATGGGAAGGCGAATTAGCTGACGGAACTGCTCTAGTAGTAGTTATGCCAGAGGGTGAAGTTGCTGCTCCAGACGGAATTCACGAATTATCAGACGGAACTTTAATTGAGACTGCTGGTGGACTTGTTGTAAATATCGAGGCTGCTGCTGACCAAGAAAAGAAAGAAGAGGAAGAGGAAATGTACGACAATGAGTTTACTACTGAAATGGTAAATGAGTTAATCGAGAAAGCTGTAGCTAAATATGCTGAAGCTTTTACTGCATCTCTTGACCTTGTTAAGTCTGAGAACGAAAGCCTTAAAGCTGAATTAGCTGAGGTTAAGAATTCTAAAGAAGAGTTAAAAAATGAGTTTTCTGCTACACTCAACAAAGTAGGAGAGGAATTAGAAGAGATTGCCAAGTCTGAGCCGTCTACTGCTTCTAAGCCACAAGAATTTAAAGCACTAACTAGAGCTGAAAGAGCTGCTCAAATGGGTGCTATTTTAAGAGCAAACAAATAAAATAAAATAGAAAAATGAGTTTTGATGTATCAAGTTTAACGAATTACGTTAACGAACAATCGACAGACTTAATCTCAAGATTATATTTTGAGAAGACGTCAAGTGACTACTTCACACTTCAATCTGGAGTAAAAAAGACTGATGCTTTGCATCTATTAGCAGTTAGTGCATTTCCACAAGATGGGTCTAGTTGTGCTGTGTCTGCTTCTGGTGATGTAACTTTCTCTGACAGAAACTTAACTGTTGGACAAATCACTTACTTTAGTGGATTTTGTATGAAAGACCTTATCCCTAAGTACACTCAAATCTTGCTTAGAGCTGGAAATGGTGAAACTGAGGATATGGCTTTTGAAGCTGAGGTTGCTGAGTCTGTAATTAAAACAATTATGGAGCATAACGAAACTGCTGACTGGCAAGGAGATACTACTTCTGCTAACGTTTATATTAATCGTTATGATGGTCTTATTAAGATTATTGATGCTGCTACTACTGCGGTAGATGGTAACACTTCTTCTGCTACTGCAATCACTTCTGGTGCTTCTGGTAACGTAGACGGATTGATTACTGATATCTGTAATGCACGTCCAGCAAAAGTTAAGTCTGCTGCTAACCAAGTGTTATTCGTAGGTCAAGATACTTTTGACAAATACGTAGATACTTTAAACGCTAAAAACCTTTATCACATTAACGCTACTGATTGGGCAAACTATACAGTTTCTATTCCAGGCAAAAACGTTACTTTGGTAGGTGTAGCTGGATTAGACGGAACTAACAGAATGTTCTTAGGAACACAAGAAAACTTCTTCTTAGGTTTTGACTTACAAAACGATGAGGAAGAGTTTGATATGTGGTACGACAAGAAAGACGATAAGGTATATTACCGAGTTAAATTTAAAAGAGGATTACAAGTAGCATACCCAGACGAGATAGTTGAATTTACATTAGCATAATTAAAATAAAAAAAAATTATGAGTTGTCAACTTTATCAAGGTTTTACGGTAGGATGTAATGATTCAATCGGTGGTGTAGCAGAATTTTGGATAGCAAATATGCCGTCTGACTTTGCTGCTGCGGCTGATGGAAGTGGAGAGGTAACTGGTCTTAGTGGAACTGGACTAGATTACCACAAATTTGAGTGTACTAATGCTCAAGGTGCTGCTTCTGTAATGAATGATAATCCGACTGTAAACGATGCAAACGGAACAAGCTTTTTTGACCAAACTGCAACTTACGTTCTCAACAAAATGGAGAAAGCTAAGCGTAATGAGGTTAAAATGATAGCAAGAGCCAAGATGAGTATTATTATCAAGGATAATAACGGTACTTACTGGCTAATGGGTGAAACTAACGGAGTGAGATTAGTTTCTGGCGATAACGGAACTGGAACAGCTTTAGGAGATAGAAATGGTTACAGCCTTTCTTTCCAAGCTCAAGAGCCAGAGCCAATGCCGATAGTAACTGCTACTATCCCAGAATTATAAGAGAATCTAACTCTAAATAGAAATACAAGCCCACTTCTTAATTGGGGTGGGCTTTTTTAAAATATTAAAATGGACATAATAGATAAAGACGCTACAAATTACATTTATTGCAATATCTCTAACGAGGTAGAGAACACTTACTACACTATGTCCATTCAAAGTGCTGAGTACGAAGTAAACGCTACTCTAGCAGCTCCATCTGGAGTAAATAATAGGTACGTTAAATTTACGTTAGTTGAGGGGACTCAAGACCTCCCTAATGCTACAATAGAACTACCTAACAACGGAGATTATCCGTATAAGATAATAAATGCCACTACATTGGGAGGAACAGAGGGGATTGAGATACATAGAGGAATATTAAGGTTAAAACAACCAAAAGAAACAGTATATTCGTACACAGACGAACAGAATACATACATTTATGAATAAGTTTCCAATTATAACGGAATTTGCTTCGCAAGAGGTGCCTAAATTCTTAGAGAAAAAGAATAAAAATATAGTATGGTTTGGGGTAGATAATATGTACCCTTACGAGCTTATAGACTTGTACAACGATAGTAGCACTCATAACGCTATTATTAATGGTAAAGTAGGCTATACTGTTGGTAATGGATTAGAGGGAGAAGATATAGAAACTAAAAAATGGCTGAGCCAAGCTAATATAGACCAAGACTGGACATCTTTAATGAAGAGTTTGTCGCTTGATTATGAGATATTTAACGGATACGCTATTGAAGTTATCAGAACTAAGGTAGGTAATCAATACCACCATATAGACTTTGCAAATATTAGAGTAGGTTTAGACGGCTCTATTCAGTATGCAGATGATTGGATTACTGATAAGGGTTTAAAAAACTCAAAACCTCATATTCAATATTTAGAAAGATATAACCCTAGAGATTTAGAACAAAAAAGAGGTGTTATTTACCACGTTGATTACAGACCTAATCTTAAATACTATCCTTTACCAGTTTATGTCGGCTCACTTGCAGAGATTAAGACTGACGTACAGATAGGCGATTACTGGTTAAACGAGGTAGAAAACGGCTTTGTAGGTGGTACATTAATACAACATAATAACGGAGTACCAGAAACCAAAGAAGAGGCAGAGAAATTTGAGAAAGCATTCCAAGAGAAATTTGGTAAAGCTACTGGCACAAAAATAGTACACTTATTCAGTCCAGCTAAAGACAATAGTAGTGAGATTACGAGCCTTAATGGCAATGACTTACACGAAAGATATATAGAGATGTCTAAAAGGGTTAAAGAGTCTATCTTTATTGGACATCGAGTTACTAACCCTATATTGTTTGGAGTAAAAGAGGAGGGGCAATTAGGTGCAAGAAATGAGCTTGATTTAGCTTACGAAATATTTACCAACACTTACATAGCTGAAAGACAAAATACTTTACTTAGAACTATAAAGAAATTAGCTTTTTACGAGATACAAAGAACAGATATTGAGATTATACCTCTTAAACCTATTGACGTTATAGACTTAACTAGTGATATTATTTTAGCTAACCTTGATAGAGAAGAGATTAGAGAGCTTATTACAGACCAAACTGGATTAGAGCTTAAAGAAGCTATTGAAGAGCCAGTAGAGATGAATGAGGATTGTGGTTGTGGTGAGTTTAAAGAGCCTTGCTGGAATGGGTATGAAATGATAGGGATGAAACTAAAAAATGGAGTTTTAGTACCTAATTGCGTACCAGAAAAGATGTCGCAAGACTTAGCTAAAATTGTAAGAGATGACAAGCCTTTATTTGATACAATAGAGGAAGCAGAGAGTGTAGCTCAGCAAATAGGTTGCGAGGGTTATCACGAACACGAAATAGACGGACAGACCTGGTATATGCCTTGTTCTACTCATTCAGAAATTAATGACAAGAATTTAGAGGGGTTTGATGCTATAACTAAATTTGAGACGTATAACGATTACCCAAAAGCAGCTAGGAGAAACGCACAGACAGCCTTAAATTGGGCTGAAAAGAACGGATGGGGGTCTTGCCTAGAGGCTACTGGAAAACGTCGTGCAAACCAACTCGCAAAGGGAGATAATATCAGTCGAGAAACAATAGCTCGTATGGCAGCTTTTGAAAGACATAGAAAGAACTCTAAGAAAAAGTTAGGCGATGGATGTGGTAGATTAGCTTGGTTAGCTTGGGGAGGCGATGCTGGTATCGCTTGGGCTCAGAGAAAGCTAAAGCAAATAGATGCTGAAAAGATGTCTGCTTGTAGCTGTTTTTCTAATGACGAGGATATAAGCCACTTATTTGATAAAATAGGAGTACCAGAAAAGGATTACGAAATAGTTGAAAATTTTAATATTAATTTTGATTCTGACGGAAGCCCTATTGAGTTTGCTACCGAAGAGCAAGGGATATTACAAAGAGTGCTTAAAACAATACTTACAAACCCCTTAATAGCTGCTACTGGTATATCTGACGCATTAGGTCTTAATTTTGAGCAGTTAGTAGGTGCAATAAATATCCTAAATACTTCTGATTTAATTACAGTAGAGGGTAGCGATATAGGCTTAACCAATATAGGGGAAAGAGTAGCAAAAACAATAGACGTACCAGAAACAGAGGTAAAGTATAGATATGAATTAAGACCAGATGCACCACCTTTAAAACCAGGAGGTAAATCAAGAGACTTCTGTAAGAAAATGATGGCTAAAAAGAAGCTATATTCAAAAAAAGAAATTGATGTTTTAAGAAATGATATGAAATCTAGTGGCATAGCAGACGTTACAGATGTTTGGTTAGCTAGAGGTGGTTGGTATAGAAAGCCTAACACAGATGTATCTGTACCTTATTGCCGTCATATATGGAAACAAGTAATCGTTAGAAAGAAATGATATTAATAGTAAGCCCAGCATTTATAAAAGAAAATACGGTACTACATTACAATGTAGACGATGGCTACTTAAAGCCGTTAATTGATAGCATTCAAAATACCTTTATTCGCCCTATTGTGGGTAGTGCTTTATTTGATGAGATACAAACGCAAATAAAAAATGGTACTGTAACTTCTCTAAATGAAACATTAATTAAAGAGTATATGAGAGATGCTTTAAAATGGGAGGTTTGCCATAAATATACTCGTATCGGTACTTATAAATTGAGAAATAAAGGTGCTGGTACAAAGTCTGGGGATAACTTTACACCACTAAGCGAGGGTGAGCTTGTAGTGGCTAAAAACATATATAAGGATAACGCTGATTTTTATCGTAGAAAATTGCAGTTATATTTGAAAGAGAATGAGAATGATTACCCACTCTATAAAACCCCACCAGATGGATTAGATGTGGTACACCCAGAACACGACACTAAATGGCGAAGTCAATTTATATTATAAGAAAGGAAGAGAAATTACAGAAATATGTCGAAAAGTTTAACCATAAAGAACATAAGGACAATAATGGAGGGCATAAAGTCAGAACATCCACAAATAAACACAATCCTAAAAGGTAATATTTGGGACGTAGATTTAACAAAAGATGTTACTGGAAGCTACCTTATATACGATATTGTCAATATCACTCCTAATGGGTTTAACGGAATAGATTACTCGCTTGATATATTTTTATGCGATAATGTAACGGAGATTAACACAGAGTCAAACGAGGTAAGCGTACAAAATGAGTGCTGCTTAATCGCTCTGGATATTATGAGCATATTTGAGAATTATAACAAGGCAACTTACGCCGACAAAGATTTAGCTTTAGTTTTGAATAAAACTTGGAGCATACAACCATTTACCGAAAGATTCGATAGTCTTTATAGTGGAGCAGCGATAAGTATGTCGCTAAGCTCGGCTTATGGCTACGCAAGATGTAAAATACCAACTTAATAAAAAAATGACAACAACTGAATTAACCTTATCAAGAAATGGACAGAAATGCGTAACTGGAGACGTTACCTTTACTGCCTCAGACAAAGTAGCTTATCTCGTAGTAAACGCAGACGCTACCTTCGCAAATCTAACCGACCAAAGCGATAACAACGTATTAACCGAAAGTGCTTTAGGTGGCGTAACGCTATCTACTGGAATGATTATTTCTGCTAAAAATGGCGGAATGATGAAGAGAGTAAACGTATCGTCTGGAAGTGTTTTAGCAATATTCGGATAATATGTATAGTTACGGATATCACTACCCAAGTAAAGCCAAGAGAATATCTGAGGGGCAACTGATATTCGATGACTATAAAGAAAGGGTAGAAGCTGACGGAGGAGTCGTAGAAAATAGAAGCTGCGTAATTAGAGATTTAAATAAATTAATATGAGTACGATAGATAAAGCAAGTTTAATACAGATACCAAGTGGGTATAAATCAACAAAGCTATACTCAATAGAGCCGACCAACGGAACTGGTGATTTCACCTTTGCTCGTTCATCAAGCGGAACGAGGGTAAATAGTGAGGGGTTGATTGAGACTGCTTCAGTAGTTAGCACAACAGAGGAAGTAACAAATGGGGATTTTGATACGGATAGTGATTGGAGTAAAGGAAGTGGTTGGACAATTAGTGGGGGAAAAGCGAGAGCAAGTGGCGTTAGTGGTAGTAATAACCTAACTCAAAGCGGTATTTTAACAGTAGGAAAAATTTACAAAATAACAATTACTGTTTCGGAATATGTAAGCGGTACTGTTGAAGTATCAGCAGGTGCAAGTCCAAGAGGCGAGATGAACGCTAATGGTACTTATACGTTTTATCAAACCGCAACACCAAGCACAAGTTTTTATATTATATCACAAGCTTTTAATGGTGCAGTCGACAACGTATCAGTCAAAGAAGTAATCGAAAACAATGTACCTCGCTTGGATTATAGCGATGGAAGTTGTGCGAGTTTATTACTTGAACCACAGAGAACCAATTTGGTTATCTATTCAGAATCTTTTGACAATGTGGCTTGGACAAAACCTGAAGTAAGTGTACAAGCAGATGTTGCCACAAGCCCAGATGGAACTACAAATGCAGACTTAATCAAAGAATCTGACGCAAACGCTTTGCATTGGATAGGTGATGCAATTACAGTCACAAGTGGTAACTCATATACTATTAGTGTTTTTGCAAAAAAGAAAGAAAGAAGTGTTTTACAAATTAATTTAAGCACAAATTTTTTACCATCATCCCACGCAAATTATGATTTAGATAATGGTCTTGTTTCTGCAAGTAGTGGTAACGTTACCACTAAAATTGATGATTACGGAAATGACTGGTTTAGGTGTCAAATAACATTTACAGCTACTTCGTCAGCAACAGGGACACCATTATTTACTTTGCAAAACTCAACTACTGCTTCAAGGTCGGCTTCATATCAAGGTGACGGAACGAGTGGGCTTTATCTATGGGGAGCTCAAGCAGAACTCGGAAGCTACGCAATAAGCTACATCCCTTCTAATAGTGGCTCACAAACGACACGTTCAGCAGATGTCTGCACCAATGCTGGGACTTCTGCGACGTTTAATTCAGAATCAGGGGTGTTATTTTTTGAGGGAGCAGCGTTGAATGATGACTTAACTACAAGAATTATAAGTTTATCAGATGGCACAAATACTAATAGAATTCATTTATTTTATTGGTCTCAATCAAATGACATTGCAGTAAATTATAGAGTAAGTGGAAGTACAGTGGTTAGCTTTGTTGCAAGTTTAACTAATATAACCAATTATTCGAAAGTAGCATTTAAATGGAAAAGTGGTGATTTTAAAATGTATGTTGATGGCAATTTAATTGATTCGGACACTAATACAACAATGCTTCCAGCAGATACTATTGATACCTTATCTTTTTCAAGAGGTGACGGATTTGAGAACTTCTACGGCAAAACAAAACAACTAATGGTCTTTAACGAGGCTTTAAGTGATGAGGAACTATCGGATTTGACTGGTCAGGTAAACTTGAGTTTTAATAATTTAGCAACATTCTACGGATATACAATATTATAATTATGGCAGAACCAACAATACAATTAGGAGGCGGCAACTGGGCTGGAAAGACAGACAACCTACTCGGATACTACAAAGAGGGTGAACGATTCTACAAGCAAGAATTTACATTCTCAAGAAGCACAACAGGAACATATACAGATTCAGACGGCTATATTCAAGAGATGCCGTACAACCTTTTGACTTATTCAGAGGATTTTAGTGAATGGGTAACGCAAAGTGGTGGAACTGGTTCAGCACCAATTATTACTTCTAATTCTGCAATATCTCCAGATGGTACTCAAAATGCAGATAAAATAGTATTTAATAAAGGCACTGGGGTTTCAACTTCTGATTTAAGTGTAATTGCATCAAGTAGTTTTACAACTCAAACAAATACCGCAAGTTTTTATATAAAAGCAGATAGTCCTCAAAAGATAGTTTTTAGAAATTCAACAAATTGGCAACTTGTAGATGTTACTACTGAATGGCAAAGAATAGATAAAACTGACACTGGTAATGGTGTTCAAGTTGGGTTGAGAGATGGTTATGGTATTTCTGGTGTACCAAATACTGCAACTATTTATCTTTGGGGATTTCAAGCAGTCAAAGGCACATCCGCAAAGACATATTTTCCAACCACAACGAGGTTAAATATGCCACGCGTTGACTACCTTAACAACTCCAATGGCTCACTAATTTTGGAGCCTCAGAGAACGAATTTAATTACCTATAGCGAGGATTTTAGCCAATCGTATTGGACTAAACAAAATTCAAGTATAGTAAGTAATAATGCTATATCCCCAGATGGTAGTTTAAATGCTGATAAGATAATTGCTACCGCAACAAATAGCTCACACTCTGCATTTGTTTCACTTTCATCATCAACATCGTCTGGCACATCTTATTGTTATTCATTCTTTGCTAAAGCCAAAGAATATACAAAGACAGCAATACGAATTGGGGGTAGTGGATATAGTACTCAACCTATGGCTGTCATTAATCTTTTAAATGGTTCTGTTGTTAGTCAGCAAGGATTTATAAGTCTTTCTATTAAAGATTTTAGTAACGGATGGTATAAAATTAATGCAGTTTTTACAGCAACATCATCAGTTGCACCAAACATTCAACCTATTGCAGATGGATTTACTACTACATCAGATAATTACACCTACAATGGAGATGGAACAAGTGGTATTTACATCTGGGGTGCTATGTTTGAACAAGGCAGCTACCCCACCTCGATAATAAATACATCAGGCTCATCCGTCACAAGAAATGCGGATGCGTGTGAATTAACAAACGTTGCGGATAGAATAGGACAAACAGAGGGGACAATGTTTTTAGATTTTGTTTTGGATTCAGTAGATGGAACTTTAGATTTTAGGTTTCAATTATATGGAAATAATAGCGTTAACAATTGGGTATTTGTTGGAATGACAAACGGAGATATTAGAGCTTATGTTAACGACACGACAAATCAATTTGATAGCAGCTTTAGTGGTGTTGTTGGAACAAGGTACAAGTTAGCTTTGGCTTACAAAGAAAATGACTTTGCTTTTTATGCGAACGGAATCCAAAAATCAGTAAGTACAAGCGGAACTATCCCTTCGCTTGATAGTGTATCTTTGGGAGATAGCGTAACGTCTGCAAATATGGTTGTAAAAGAGAGTGTAAATCAAGCCCAAATTTACAACACAAGATTATCAAATAGCGAATTAGCAACATTAACAACAATATAAGAGTAACAATTACACCTATAAAAAGAATAAGAGTAATATGATTTTTAAAAAATACGAATTTACAGACAAGCAATGGGAAACCATTAGACCAACCCTATACAGTGAAGATGAGGAAGGTAATGAAACTTTGATACCAGCAATCAATGCAATCGTTGAGATAGGACACATTTGCAAAGCATTTGATGAGGAAGGCGAATGTACTGACCTATCGCCTAAATATAGCGTGGATATGTTATTAAATGACGAAGTTGAAAGTTTAGAGAAATATGAGGTTTATCCTGACCCTACTGGTGTGCATACTTTCGCTGGTGATAGTGGCTTGTATCTAAAGGCTTACTGCATTAAATACCCTGAGAGCGAATACTGCATAATACCTGAGAGCGATGAAGATTTGGCTGAGTAGTATATTTTATTCTTTGCTATTATTCTTTGCTCCAATAAAGGGCATTATCGTAATCGTAGCTTTATCTACAATGATAGATACTGCTTTTGGTATATGGAAAGCTAAGAAATTAGGTGAGAAATTATCAAGTAAGGCGTTTAGGTCTGGATTAGTACCAAAGTTATTGTCGTATGTTGGTACAGTAATGATGGTTTACGGCTCAGATGTCTTTATAATTAACTCACTTGTTTCTAATGTTGTTGATGTAGAGTTTATGGCTACAAAGGTTATTGCCTTGACGCTAATAATAAACGAGGCAAAGAGTATAGATGAGAGTTTTGAGGCAGTTAAGGGATATTCACTAATCGCAAAGCTGCTTGAAATTATCAACAATCTAAAAGACGTTAAAAAACAACTATAATTGAATTACGAAATATACATTGTAGGACATTATCCACACGATAGATTCGCTTTAGGATGGGAGTATGTGGGTGCTGATGAGGAATTCAGCTATAATTCTATAACTTTGTATATGTTCATATTCACAATTACTATAAATTATGAAAAAAAGTAAGAAGTCTAAAAGCGTAAAAATTCCAAGCTCTAAGCATTTTAAATTAGAGGAGTTTCATTGCAATGATGGAACACCAGTACCAGAGGAATTTTACGACAACGTTCAAGAGCTTATGGATAACCTAGAAGTTATTAGAGAGCATTTCGGAGGCTTATACCCAATGAGAATAAATAGTGGGTATAGAACGTCAGAATACAATAAAAAAGTAGGTGGGGCTGCTAAAAGCCAACATTTGACTGCAAGTGCTGCTGATATTAGAATGAGCGTAACGCAAAGTATCTTACAAGACGCAATAGAGCAACTACAAAAAGACGAAAAGATAAAGCAAGGTGGATTAGGTAGATATGCTACTTTTACGCACTACGATATTGGTAAATATAGAAACTGGTAATGTACAACTGGGAGGAAGCTGACCTATTTAATTGGCTCAAAGAATTTGTTTATTTTGATTTAGTAAAGTCAAAAAATCAGATGAGCCGTTGGGATTGCTATTCTCCTAAATTTAAACACCGTATTGAGCTTAAATGCAGACGGAAGCATTATGATAGTTTATTGCTAGAGAAAAGCAAATATGATGCTATGATATTTGAGTCTGGCAAACACTTAGATAGACCCATTTACATTAATTCTACACCAGAGGGTGTATATTCGTTTGATTTATTGGACATTGAGCCAGAATGGATATTTAAAACCTTAAGAGCCACAACTCAATTTGCCAACAATAAAAGCGTACTAAAGAAAGTAGCCTTTTTAGATATTGAAGAGGGTATTAAATTAGAGCTATAATATCATTTTTTTTATATTCCAATTTTTACCAATATCAATTAGCACATCTTTTAGAGGTTTTTCTTTATAAGCCCATTTTTTATTATAGTAATATTTTTCTAGGGTGCATAATCTTAATGGTATATCTAAATCGTCGTTATTAAAATTATGAGTTACCTTTAAAACTATACTTTTTTTTGTATGCCACGAATCGCATATACGCTCCAGAAGTAATCTCTGTCCAGTTGGTATTATATTACCTTGCCTTTTTACTTCTATAAGTATTAATACCTCATTATCAAACTCTAAAACTGCATCTATATCAGATGGGTGTATTTTACCGTTCTCAATACCACTAAAATCTATTGATTGTTTTACCTGTTTGCTGTTTCTAATCAAGCTCATAATAACGCTTGTAAAACTATTATTCCAAGCATAACCAGTCCTATCTTTCTATTGCGTATAATTTTCTCTTGTTTCTTTTCAGTAACTTGCAATAACTCATAATAATCGCTCTCAAGGGCATTTATATGCGTTTTAAGCGTACTTATATCCTTTTTGGTGCTATCTATTAACTCGATATATTTAAACTCTTTAGAACGGCTAATTTGAGATTGAGCCATTAAACTATCTTTTTGCAGCAACTCAATGTAAATTTTATCCATTTGAGAATATGTGATGCAAACTAATGTATCGTTATCTTTATTTATTAATTCTATCTGCGAATAACTTAATACGCTCAGAACGAGGCAAAATATGGTAGTTATAAACCTTTGTTTCATAATATAACTTGATTGTATCTGATTTTAATTCTAAAGTGTCAATCTCATTAAGCAGTCCGTCAATATCGCTTAACTCTGGTTGCTCGATAATTTCTTTTTTTGTATCCAGTTGGCTACGTTTATTTAGCAAGTCCATAATTATTATTGACTGGATTATCATAATCGCTATGACGTAAATAGTAAAGTTTTTATTCATAATTGTTCCTTGACTTTGTGCCAGTATTTAAGTGTTGATTGTTTCTTGTATCCATTCCAACCTCCGTTCCAGTTTCTAGCTAACTTTTCGTCTGTTGGGTTAGTTGTGTGTTTTTTAATTACGTTAAACATCTGGATAGATTTTTCTTTATTCCATCTGTCTGTTAACTTGTATTTGTTATATCCTAAAAGTCTGTTAACCTCTCGTAACATAATAGGTCTAATTTGTAAGCAACCTACTGCGTTTTCTTTTGCATTATATGCGTTTATATCTCCTCTGCTTTCAACGTAAATAATCGCTTCAATTAAATTGTTTTTAGGAATAGTCCTAACCACCCCCATAGAGGAAGTGGAAAGGAATAAACCAACATTTAACACAATAAAAAATAATTTCATTTGTAACCTAATTTAGCTTTGACTATATCGGCTTTTATGCCTTTACGCTTTGCCCATTCTTTACCCCTCAGCTCTTCGTTATCTTGCTGAATTTTACGACTGGCTCTGGTAATTGTTAAAACATTTTTGTAATACTCAGCGATAATCATAGCAGACAATACGTTAACGCCATAAGCGTTTTGTAAGGCTCGTCTAATCAGTTTCTTAGGGTTATCTCTCATTTCTGGATTCGTAGTCAATAGCTTTTTTACTTGTTTTGTGATGTTCATAAGTTTGTTTTTATAAATTCGTTTAATCTAGTGTAATCTTTTTTAAATTGTTTGTCGTACTGCATTAAATCAGCAGCTTGTTGTATTGAGTGTATTACTGTTGAATGGTCACGCCCCCCTAAAGCACTCCCAATAGTTTTAAGAGAGTAATTAGGCATATTATCTCTAGCAATATAGCAAAACATTTGCCTACATATAACTTTCTCTCGTTGTCTTTTAACTCCAGTTATTTCTTTTTTAGGAATGTTGTAATATTTAGATATGCAATTTAGTAGCTTATCAAAAGTTAATCTACCTTTTAAAAAGCTATCGCTTTGCCATCCCCCTAAACTCTCAATACCAGCAGCCGAATAATAAGAGGGTTTACCTTGCTTTGGAAAATATTTGTATTTAATATCTCCGTCCTCGTCCTTTATAGTGACTTGTTCTATCTGACCCATCTTAACCAGGTCAGTTATCTTTCTATTTGCTTCTACTATACCGACCTTTCTGCATAATCCTAAGATAGTATTAAGGTGGGTGTACCCTTTTTTAAGGGTGTTCCTAATAAATAGGTAGTCTTGATTTTCTGTTTTGTAGTCTTTAACTAGCTCCATAATTGTTCTATGTATTCTCTTGATTCTATTACTTTATGTTGTAACTCATATATTACCTCTTCGTCATAATCTATATCAAATGACTTTATTCTGTATTTGCTTTCTATTTCTGAGTAGTCGTGGGACTCTTCTAAGGTTAACTCCTCTGGTGTGTTCATTAAAACATACACTAACTGGGCTTTATCCTTTTGAGTTAGGTGCATATATGTCTGAAGCTGGTAGTAATAATCTTTATTTGGCACTCCGTTATAGAATAAAGGGAAGCTAAAGCAGTCCCAGCTAGACTTAATGTCTATAATCTTATCCTCTAGTATAACATCTGGCGTACCACAGAAATACTCATCCTCAAAATACTCCTCATTTTTCTCAGCAAATAACCAGCCTTTTTCAGCAGAGGCGTACATAATAGCATCGTCCTCAACTTGGTTACCTTTAGTTAGATATTTAGATTGGATGTTTTTACGCACTCCATATATCTGCTCTTTTGTCCACTCCTCTAAATAGCTTTTAGTAGTCTTTGACAAAAACTCGCTCTTAGAACGAGGCTTTGTCATTAACTTACCACTTGCAGAAGCTCTTATCTTAAATTTTTTCATTTAATTGGGTATAGCTCTGCGTTAACTCTACTTATTGAATAATGCTTTTTTAGCTCTGTAAGGGTTATACCTTTGTCTACTGCTGCACTCCATATCTTATCGTCTTTGTTTACCCATTGCTTTTGACTCTTTGTAGCTTGACTGGCTGAGTTAGCGTCGTCATCCTCAGCTTGTAAGCCTAATAATGATTGCAGAGTGTATCTTCGGTAGTATGTTATAGCACTTCCGAGCTTTTGTGGGTCGTCCATTTCTGGCAAAGAAATAGAACTTGTTACGCTTTCCTCAGTTTCTATGTCTACAATCTCAGAAAATACTTCGTTAGAAATTATAGGCTGCAATAATAATAGACCATTCTTTTGTAGTAATGGCTCGACGTGTTTTAGTAGTGAGTTAATATCAAAATACTTTGATTTAAAAAATGGATTTGTTGAGTCTTTGGAAATAGCTCCTATCTCTTTTTTGACTTCGTTTAGTTTTGTGTATAAATTCATATTACAAATATAATTAAAATGTTTAGATAATGTTTATTAAGGTCATTTTTTTTTCGTTTGCTTTGTACTGTTTTGTGTGAAACATTATTTGTTTCTTCATATTGTTACAAAGCCCTCAAGACCAAGAGGGCTTTTCTTTTATAGCTGTTTTAATTCTTGATAATAGTCTAATAGTGAGTAGTGCATATTACGAGCATTAACAATAGATATTCTTAATAGCTCAGTTATGCAATTTTGGTTGTTTAAATTAACTTTTCTGTTGCCCTCTATAACGCTATTTAAAGTATGTATAGATATTTCGTGTTTACTGGCAACTTGTCTTCTCTGTTCTACGCTTGTACAAGACTTCAGTATGTCTTTTAATTCTGGCGATATTGTTTTGGTGTATTTCATATAAATAAATTCTTAAAATCTTCGTTGATGTTATTGTCTGTATTAATTGACTCGTTAAAATTATCAATAGACTTTGTAAGATATTCATACTTTAATATCTCGTCTAGCTTGTTAATTAAAGCATCAATCATATTAGCCTTGTTGTCACACATAAGACTGATAGACTTATCGTCCTCATTATCATTGTACCACTCTTGTGACTTTTGCTCCATTAAATCTCTCTCTTTTCTTAGGATGTGTTGTATCTCCCAGATTTCTTGTTTTGTTAATTTCATCTTGTTTTTATGTATGTTAATTCTAATGCAGCAAATAAACCTATAACAAATAGAATAGCTGCTGCTTGTGGCTCTTCTACTGCCCAGCACCATACCGACATTGGCATAAGTGCTGAGGTTACTTTTAAAATTGATTCTTTCATATTGTTTGTAATTTTTCTTTTAAATCTTCGATAGTTTCTGAACCTAATTCATTTAATAAATCATAACCATAAATATAAGCTAACATATTAACTGTAACTTCGGCGTTATCATAAATATCTATTTCTCCAAAATTTTCTTTTTCATATTCTTGACAAATATTTATTGCTTTAAAAGCAGATAAGTTATGTCGCTTTAACCATTGTTCTGCTTGATAATAACCGATAATATAATAATCTTCATTAAAGCATAGGTGGTGCCAATCTTCTATATTATAATTCGTAATAACATTATCTTGTATCATATCTAAAATATGACTTGATAATTCTTTTTTAATTGTTTCTTTCATATTGAAGGGTTTAATTTTATTAGTCTAAACCTAAGTTTATATTATAAATGTTAGCTACTTTCTTCAACAATATTTCTGTATAATATTGTTTGTCTGATGACATTTCCTCTACGAAACCTTCAGTATGCAAATATTGAATTGCATCTAATACTTCTTCTTTTGTTACTTTATTTATCATTTTATTTTGTGTTAATTGTATTGCAAATATATACAAAATATTAAATACCAAACAAATTATTTTAAAAAACTTTAATTTTAACTGAATCTTCTAAACCTTTATTGCTTGTAATTAGTATGCTCTTTACTACTTTATAGCTATCGTTCTCAAAGATTATATCCTCAATCATTTTAACCATAGCCACGCAATTAGAAGCGTCTAAGGCTCTTGATTTAAATGTAAAATGGTATTCTGTGTTATAAGTATTTGTCTTTGGCAGCGTTTTATTGAACTGGCTTTTTACTATTAAAGTATAATTATCTTTTATCTTTTTACGCTTTGTCCAATGCATCCCAGCGTACCATTTATTGAGTGATATTTTAGGTAGGTCTTTTAAAATTATTTCCATTTTACAAAAATATATTTTTTATTTTATGTATTAATTTTTAATATTTGCCCTCACAAAACAAATGAAAAAAGAGACAAAACGCAAAGCATTCAAATTTTATCGCAGCTATTATGATGTTTATAATGAGCTAAATGATAAAGACAAATTAAAATTTATTGAGGCGTTACTAGACAGACAATTTCAAGGCGTAAAGCCAAAGAAGTTAACTGGTATGGTAATGTTTGCCTACTTAAGCCAGGAGCATTCTATTGATTTACAAGTCAAGGGCTACGAGGATGCAGTTGGTAAAAAACTTACCCCCTACACAGACCCCCCTAAGGGGGGCATAGAGGGGGGCTTAGGGGGACCCTTGCAGCAAGAGAAAGAGAAAGAGAAAGAGAAAGAGAAGAGTATATATGTTGATTTTAATAAATTATTAGAAGCATTTAACGATATATTAGGAAAAAAAGCTAGAGTAATCCCAGATAAGGCTAAGAAACAAATAAGAGACAGATTAAAAGAGGGTTACAATAAAGAAGATATTATTACAGCTTTGATAAACGCCTCTAAAGATTCATACCATATAGACACCAATTATAAATATGTAACGCTTGAATTTATATCAAGACCAGATAAGTTTGAAAGATTTGTTAATATGAATAATTATAAAATCAAGAGAGCTTTAGTATGATAAAAAAGAACAGCGAAATTTTAGACCAACTTATGAGCTTACATAAGAATGGAATACCAGAGGGAAGTAAAATAGGTCATACTAATTTTGATGAACAATTAACATTTGTTAAGGGTGGTTGTACAGATATAACTGGTTATCCTTTTTATGGTAAATCATTATTTTTAAAAGAAATAATTATGGGCTTAACTATTAAAGAGAATTGGAGGCATTGCGTTTATATGCCAGACGACGGAAGCGACACAGACGTAATATCAAACTTGCTACATAAAATGACTGGCAAAACCTTTGAGAAAGGATATCCAAACACTATTACAGAAAAAGAAATAGCAAAACATTCAAGCACTCTACTTGATAGATTTAAATTTATTTCAGCAGAGCATAGCATTGAGCCAGAGGCTTTTTGGAATTATGCAAAAGAAAATAATTGCCACTCAGCAGTTATAGACAGTTGGAATTATTTAGCACATAAAGGAGAGCCAACAAGTCCAGATTATCTACGCAAGATATTATCTACTCGAAATAGGTTTATGGAGGTTAATAATATGCACAGCTTTATTATTATACACCCTAAAAACCCAGACCCAAAACAAGTTAAAGACGGTAATGTTAAAAGACCTAGCGTTTATGATTTAATGGGAGGCTCAGAATGGAACAATAATGGTAGAAATATTTTAGTAGTACATAAAGGCTCAAAAGAAAATAATCAACCTTACAGCATAAATATAGATAAGGTAAAGCCAAAGCATTACGGAAGTATAGGCGAAGTTTCATTACAAATGGATTGGGCTAAACAAAGATTTTATCAGTATGACCCAGTTTATAATAAAAAGACTTACGCTTATGGCAAAGAGGAAATAATTAAAGACCCATTAATTACAACACACAAAACATATGAGATATAACGATAGTAAAATAATAGACGAGGCAAGGCAAGTAATATCAAGCATAGAGCTTAAATTAATGAAGCAGCCACCAAATAAGAATAAACAAAATAGCGTAGACAAACTTAATAGTTTAATGCACTATACTTGTTATTTAGAGAAGCAGAATGATGAGTTTTATGATAAATTTACAAGGCAGTTAGAAAGAATTAAGATGCTTGAAAACCACATAGATAACTTACAGAATAAAATTAATGTGGAAAACAAATTAAAAAACTTTTAAACAAATGTATAAATTTGCATACAATATGAACCACTACTATACATCAGACGATGAACGAGTAGCAAAGAGCGTCATTGATAGAAAGATACGAGAGGCAAAGGCAAATGCTCTTAGCGAACAATTTTGGGAGTTTGGATATAACTTTTGTGAAGATTGCTTGACATCAAGAGGAATATTGGATTGCTCACATAATATCTCAGTTGATAAAGCCCAAAAAACCAGAAGAACAGAACTAGCTTGGGATGTAAATAATATTAAAGTAAGGTGTAGAGAATGCCACAGAAAGCACGATAAATTATGAATATAATAAATTTTAGTGGTGGTAGAACTTCTGCATATATGACAAAGCGTTTGATTAATGAGGGTTTGTCTGATTATATTGTAACTTTTCAAAATACTGGCAAAGAAATGCCAGAAACTTTAGACTTTATAAATGAATGCGATAAGCGTTGGAATTTAAATATAGTTTGGCTTGAGTATAGATATGGGAATAATTTTGAGGTGGTAGATTATAAAACTGCGTCACGCAATGGTAGACCATTTGATGAGTTGATTGCTTGGAATAAAGGTGTATTACCAAATACAATGATGAGGTTTTGCACAAAGGAGATGAAAATTAATACACTTAAAAGGTGGGCAAAAAGTATAGATGTTAAAGAATGGAGTCATTATGTCGGTATAAGGTATGATGAGCCGAGAAGATGGGGGAAAACATCTAAGTTGCCACAATATATGGAAATAGAACACCCTCTTGTTAAATGGAAAACAACAAAGGATGATGTATTAAAATGGTGGAGTAATCAAGATTTTAATCTAAATGTAAATGACCCTTATGGAAATTGTGATGGGTGTTTTTTAAAAGGTAAAGGTAAATTATCTATAATTGCAAAAGAACGCCCAGACTTATTTCAATGGTGGATAGATAAAGAAAATAAAAATCAATTTAAAAAAGAAATAACTTACAAACAAATAAAAGAAAAAAGCGAGTTGCAAAAAGGTTTATTTGATGGCGACCCATCGTTTGAGTGTTTTTGTAATATAGATTAATATGAAAGGATTATATCAAGTTACAGCAATGAGAGCTAAGAAAGTAATTAGCTCAGAGGTCTATGGCAATATAGCTGAGAAAGATACGCTATTTAATCGGTTAATGACAAGACACAAAATCCCACACGCAAGACGGCACGAATGGAAATTACAAGAAGTAAAATTAAATAAGGAAATAAATGACTAAAAAAGAACAAATGGCTCACTTCGGTTACATAACCGAGCAGATGGAAAAGACATTATTTAGCAAGGGAGATGACTATGCAAATGAAGATAGATTATCTAACTTTAAATTAGCTGGAGCTATTGCTGGAGGAGATGCCAGGACTAACTGCTTAAACCTTATAGCTACTAAAGTGGCAAGATTAGGGGTGTTAATCAATACAGATAAAGAGCCTAACAATGAAAGTATAGAGGACAGCGTTTTAGATTTAGCTAATTATGCTGTACTTTTGTCAATGATAATAAACGAAAATAAGTAAAATGAACAAAACAGAAAAAGTATTTGCAGATGGATTTATGTTTAAAATGAATCCTAATTCACCAGATTGGGTAGTAGGTAGCCTTAGCTTAAAAGCAGAGGATGCTATTACCTTTATTCAGAAACACACAGACAAAGGCTGGGTTAACCTAAAAATTAACATCGGCAAAAGTGGTAAACCTTATGTTGAACTAGACACTTGGAAGCCAGAAACTAAAACTGAGCCAGTAATGGCAGAAAGCACAGACGGACTACCCTTTTGAAACTAGAGTCTGTCTATTTTGACCAAAGCATTAGAGATTATGCTCTTCGGCTTACCAATGACAAGGTGGAGGCTGAGGAGCTTATTTCTATTGCGTATGAAATCTGTCTAGAAAAACCACCACTTGAAAACTTAAAGGGATATTTTGCTATGGTTATGCGTAACCAATGGCTAAAAAAATGCAATAAGAAAGACCCTTTTTTTGACAATGATAACTCAGAACATCAAGACGTTGAGCAAGTGCTTAACAGAATGAATAGCTACTATGCAAACATACTCCGAGCAATCAGCAACGGAGAAACATTAACACAAATACATAAGGGAGCTTCAATAGGTTATAGAACGCTAAAAGCAGACTATAAGAAAGCCAAAAAAGAATTTAAGATAATGTACGAAAACAAAATAAAAATAGCAGTAATTATCCGTAACATAAACGGCGTAAGTTATCACAGACTTTTAATGCCGTTTGCAAAGATGAAACGAGATTATGGTATAGAAATAGTAGTGCTTTTAAATAAGGACGATGAGTTTTTCAATAACCTGGATGGGGTTACTCACGTTGTTTACAATAGAAATATATCTGGGCTAATGCAGCCAGAGGAAACGTACTTAAAACTTAGAGCAAAAGGAATTAAAGTTATTTGTGATATAGATGACTACTGGGAGTTAGACGATAAGCACCCAATGAGTTACTACTATAAAAAGACTAACCTAACAAAGTGCGTTATTAAGAACTTAAAACTTGCTGACTTAATATGGACAACCACTCCAATACTAGCAGATAAGATAAGACCTTATAATAAAAATATCATTATAATTAAGAATGCTTTAGACCCTTTAGAAAAACAATATGCTTATGAGGATTTGTCTTTAGACTTTGATACGTTCTTTTATTCTGGAGGTAGTACCCATTTGAGAGATTTAAAACTATTAGGTAATGCTTTTGATAATGAAACCTTTTTTGTTAAAACCCCAAAGCTGCCAAAACGAATGAAAGGCACAAAGGTACAGATAAGCGATATACAAGAATACGCTAAGGATTATGAGGATTGCGGTATATGTGTTATACCTCTGCAAGATAATGTATTTAATAGCTGCAAATCTGAGCTAAAAATGATTGAGGCTGGACACTTTGCCAAGCCAGTAATGGTATCGGCAATAGACCCTTACACATTACTTGCAACAAATAAAAACAGCTTAAAAGTATATAATAATGATTGGGCTGCTGCAATTAAGAAGATAAAAGGAAATCATACGATGCAAGTCGATTTAGGTTTAAAGCTCAAAGAGGATATAACAATAAAGCACGATTTAAGCAAAGAGAACGAAAAAAGGATACAATCATTATGAGTGAGGAATTAGAAACAAGAATACGAGCCATTTATAATATGAAAGGAGGCAGATTAGACCCTAAATTTTATAATGAGTTTACAGAGATATGCCAAGAGAACTTTAGATACAGACCAGATGTAAGCTGTGGCAAGTGTATATACAAACACGTTGTTAAATTATATGATAAATTTTTAAAATGAATATAAAAGATATTAAAAGCAATCCAAATAATCCTCGTATTATAAAAGACGAGAAGTTTGAAAAGTTAAAAAAGTCTATTAAGGAGTTTCCTAAAATGATGGCTTTGCGTCCTATGGTTATAAACCAAGATAATATAGTCTTAGGAGGTAATATGCGTTTAAAAGCATTAAAAGAGTTAGGATATACTGAGCTACCAGATGATTGGGTAAAAAGAGCAGAGGACTTAACAGAAGAAGAAGCAAGAAGATTTATTATTGCTGATAACGTAGGCTTCGGGCAGCACGATTGGGAGATGTTGGCTAATGAGTGGGATTCTGAAGAGTTGGCAGATTGGGGTTTAAATGCATTTCCTTTTGAGGATGCTACTGAGCTGGAAGAAGATTTAAAAGATTTATCAGAAACAATAGAAAATTTATATAGAATTGAGGTAATTTGTAATGATGAAGAACAACAAGAAAAAACATATAATAAATTAATAGAACAAGGATACGAATGCCGACTTTTGACATTATAAAAGAAGTTAAGCCAAAACAGACTTTCAGAGTAGCTTCTGTTGTTGGAAAATTTGATTTAAAATCAGAACATATTATAGAACATTTTAAAGGAAATATTGATATTTCAGATAATTGGCAAATAGGATTAATAGTTGGTAAAAGTGGTACTGGAAAAACTACAATAGCAAAACAATTATTTGAAAAAGCTTATGTAACTTCTTATAAATACGAAAAAGAAACCATTTTGGATGATATGCCAAAAGAATGTAGTCTTGAACAAATAACATCAGCTTTTAATTCTGTTGGTTTTTCAAGCCCTCCAAGTTGGTTGAAACCATATTCTGTTTTATCAAATGGTCAGAAAATGAGAGTAGATTTAGCAAGAGCTATATTAGAAAAAAATGAGTTATTTGTTTTTGATGAGTTTACAAGTGTGGTTGATAGAAATGTAGCTAAAATTGGTTCTTTTGCTATGCAAAAGGCAATTAGAAAAACCAAAAAACAATTTATAGCTGTTACTTGTCATAAAGACGTTGAAGATTGGCTTTTACCAGATTGGATATTTGACACAGATACAATGACCTTTCATTCACTTGAAGGGCAAAAAAAAAATAGACCAAAAATTAAATTTAAAATATACGAAACAAAAAACAAATCAATTTGGAAAATGTTTGCTAAACACCATTATTTAAGTCATACTCATAATAACGCTGCAAAAGTTTTTATTGCTACTATTAATGACGAAATAGCTGGCTTTTTAAGTGTTTTACATTTTCCTCATCCAAAAGTTAAAAATATGAAAAAAGTGCATCGTTTAGTTATTTTGCCAGATTATCAAGGTGCTGGGTTTGGTGTTAAATTCTTAAATGAAATAGGGAAAATTTATAAAAAACAAAAAGAACGATATAATATAGTAACTTCTGCTCCAAGTTTAATATTTGCCTTAAAAAAATCAACCGAATGGATAACAACAAGATATGGTAGAACTTCATCACAATCAAAAGGTACATCCTTGGGTAATATGAAAACATCAAAAAATAGAATAACAGCATCATTTGAATTAAAATAATATGAGTACAAAAAATGACATACAAAAGGCTGCAATGCTTGAGGCTTTAGAAAAGTCTTTAGGGATAGTTACCTCTGCTTGTAAGTCAGTTGGAATAAGTAGGAACACTCACTACACTTGGCTAAAGCAAGACGATATATATAAAGAAGCCGTAGATGATATAGAGAATATAGCCTTAGACTTTGCAGAGAGCCAACTGCATAAGCAGATAAAAAAAGGTAATACTGCTGGTACTATTTTTTACCTAAAGACTAAAGGCAAGAAAAGAGGATATGTAGAACGTACTGAGGTACAGCAAGAAACTACTCACAAGAGTTTAGATATTAACATTATAGATACTGGCGTACCATTAGCGTCTAATGAAAAGGACATAGTTGATTAGTACCTCTGCTTTATATCGTAAAAATTTTGTATCTAATGCAGATATAGTAGTCAATCAAGGTGGTACATCTTCTGGTAAGACCTATGCTATTTTGCAAGTATTGTTCGCTAAGGCTATCTCAGAAACTTGTATAATTACGGTAGTGGGTCAAGATATACCTAATTTAAAGGTAGGTGCTTTGAGAGATGCGATAGATATACATAATGGCGATGAGGCTATAAAACAGCAAGTAACATTCTACAATAGGTCAGATAGGGTGTTTAGTTTCCTTAACGGCTCTATAATGGAGTTTAATTCTTACGATAATGACCAGGATGCAAAGTCTGGTAAAAGGGATTATTTGTTTGTAAACGAGGCAAACGGAATACCTTACAATATATTTGAGCAATTAAGTCTTAGGACAAGAAAGCAAGTCTATATTGATTACAACCCAGACACTAGCTTTTGGGTACACGACAAGGTAATACCCTTGACAAATGCTGAGCTAATAATATCAGACCACAGACATAACCCTTTTTTAAGTGATAAGATAAGAGAGAAGATAGAAGCCCTTAAAAGCAAAGATTTAGACCTATGGAAAGTATATGCCAGAGGAATGACTGGTCGAATAGAGGGACTTATTTTCAAAAAATGGTATATATTAAAGGAGGGGTTTGAAGATAAAAAGCTAATAGGCTACGGAATAGACTTTGGTTTTACTAATGACCCTACCAGCTTAATAGAAGTACGTATGCAAGATGGAGATTTGTACGTACAAGAGTTAATATACGAAACTGGTTTGACAAATAAAGATATAAGCGATAGAATGGAAGCACTTGGAGTTAGCAAGGGGGCTTTAATAGTGGCAGATTCAGCCGAGCCAAAAAGTATTGAGGAGCTGAGGCGTTATGGTTGGACAATAGATGGAGTAAAAAAGGGCAAAGATTCTGTTATGTTTGGAATTAATCTTTTGAAAGGTTACGCAATTAATGTACATTCGTCTAGTCGTAACTTAATAAAAGAGTTAGAGCAGTATAAATGGAAAGTAAATAAGAATGGAGATAGCCTTAACGTACCTATTGACGATTATAATCACGCAATAGATGCTTTGAGGTATTTAATAATGCATAAATTTAGTAAGAAAGGATATGGACAATACACAGTCGTATAAAATAACAGTAGGACAATACCAAGAATTAAACTCAATAGACGAAAGTTTGTCTTTAGTTGAGCAGAATATTTACGCAGTAGCGGCTATAAAAGACATAACATACGAGGAAGCCTCAAAAATTAAGATGTCTGAATTTAAAAAGATAGTAGACGATTTAAATGCCTTTAATGTTAAGCTATTAGAAAAGCTAAGAATTAAAAGTAAGGTATATTTAAATGGTACTCAATATCATTTAGAACATAAGCCAGAAAAGCTAACCAGTGGACAGCTTTTAGATGTTATAAATATTAGGAGTAACCATCAAGGCGAAGCAGTTAAAGTAATGCACTTGCTTTTAGCAGCTATGAGCAGACCTAAAGGGGGTGAATATGGAGACGATAAATTAAACCTGGAGGAAAGGGCTAAGCTAATTCAGCAAGTAGATTTACAAGAGGTTTGGAATGTCTTTGTTTTTTTTTGGAATCTTTGGAACGATTACTTGAACGATACAGAGGACTCTTTGAGCAAGTGGATGGGGGAGACGCTAGAGATGACCAAGCAGATTTTGCGAAAAGATGGGGACTCTTCAGCATAATATCAGCTATGGCTAATTTACACAACATAAGTATTAACGAGTCTACTAAATTAGGAGCAATAGAATTCCTTAACTGGTGGGCTTATATGGTAGAGAAAGAAGATTATGAGAAAAATTCAAGATAAATTATTTGACAGCCTTTTAGATTATTGGCAAAAGGTCGTAGATGAGCTAGAAAAAAATCTATATATAGCTAATAAGGTAGCAAGTGGTAAGACTGTACAAAGTATAGGCGAATTAAATCAGCAGCCAGTAACAATTACTGCAAGTGGATTTAAAGTACAGATATCAATGCCACCATACTATCAATTTATTGACGAGGGAGTA